GGAAACTAATACCTCATAGATGGTGGGGCCGAAAGGCCCCATTTTAATTTGCAATAAAAGTTTATCCTTGTTAAAATTATATTATGTTCAATTTTGAGAGATTAAATCATGAAATTAGGTGAGCCACCGTTTTTAAGTCCCCAAGGCGAGGGTAAATATACGGGTCAAAATTCGTTATGGGTTAGGTTTTTTGGGTGTAATTTAGAATGTGCGGGGTTCAGTCAACCGGATCCAACAGATCCAAGCACCTATGACATTGAGTGGAAAAATATAGACCTCAATCAATACAAATCAGTTTATGATATTCCTATCATCACTAAAGGTTGTGATTCGGCATACTCATGGTCAAAACAATTCAAGCATTTAATTCCAGAATATACCACCACTGAGGTGGTAGATAGATTATTGGCATTATTGCCTAATGGTAATTTTTATACTCCATTGATGGGTGATGATATTCATCTTGTATTCACCGGTGGTGAACCACTTTTGAAAGCTAATCAAAAAAATATCATCGATATTATATCCACCTTAGAAGATATGGGTAATTTACCTAGAAATATAACTATAGAAACCAATGGTACACAAAAATTGACCTCCCAATTTATTGAATTTATTGAAGATTGTTGGGATTCGGAATGTGATATATTTTTTTCAGTTTCACCTAAACTCCATAACGTATCTGGAGAATTAAACGACAATGCTATTTTGCCTGAAGTTATAGAACAATATTATAGGACATCTTCAATAGGACAAATAAAATTTGTAGTTAATGACACCGATGCCTGTTGGAATGAAATGTTATGGGCATTAAGATTATTTAGGGACGAGGGTATTTGGTATCCTGTGACATTAATGCCTGTGGGTAGTACAGCAGAGCAAGCAATTAACGTACCTTTATGTAAAAAGATTGTAGATAATGGGTTTAATCTTAGCGTTCGTGTACAAAGTTTAATCTGGGGAAATGGGATAGGAAAATAAAATGGCAGAACTTTTACAGTATAGTTTTGATCACATGTCAGCTGATGTTGATTTGGTGGTGAGTAATTACAAAGATAAAGGTATTCATGAGGTGGTGGGTATTATGCGAGGTGGTATCGTCCCCGCAGTAATGTTATCCCATAAATTAAATGTTCCTTGCAGATCGGTTTACTGGTCAACTAGGGATGCAAATCTTAGAGATTTAGGTGGTTGGGCAGACATCGTCAATTCTGCTTGTGAAGGTAGAAAATTTTTAATAGTTGATGATATTTTGGATTCAGGTAGAACTATTAAAGAGATGATTTCAATTGCCAAAAAGGTTTATTCGATTAAGTTGTGGGGAAATAATATAAAATTTACTACCCTATGGTATAATCCAAGCAATGATTATTTACTAGTTCCTGATTTTCATGTTAATGATATTGACCGAAAAGAAGATGACCGTTGGGTGGTCTTTCCCTACGAAGGATGATTATGAATAAAGTACAAAAGTTGTGTCAGGATATTGAAAAATCATACCCACTAGTTGAATTTAGGATTGATTGTAAAAATAATATTCTAGACCTCCTTTCAATTACGGTAAAACCTGAATTCCAAAGGCAAGGAATAGGGACTGCAATTATTGAGGAGTTGATTGACTGGTGTAAAGGTAATGGGGTTAAGGAAATAATGTTAATGTCATCACCCAAGGCAAGGCCTTTTTATGAAAAATTGGGATTCACCAAACGATGGCGAGGTAGTTCCCTGTACGGGTTGAAAATAAATTCTTGACAAATAAGCTTTAGTTATATAACATGATTTCATAAATATTCAATTAAACGAATGGGTGATTTACATGTTAAGTTTTAATCAATATATTGCCGAGCAGGCAGAAATTAATGAGTTTAAAACACGAGAATTCAAAGTTCCTGTTCAAAACATGCCTGATCTTGAGTTTAAGATTGAATCACTCAATAAGAAGGCTGCTAAACTAGGTACCAAACCTAATGAAATTATTTTGGGACCTATCGTATCTAAACAAATCAATAAGGGTAAACGACATAGCGACGGAACACCCGAACCTGCAAAGTACCGTGATTATCAAATGCTTCGTGTGGTGGGTGAAATACCTGTCCTAGCTGGTGGGTGGTCTTTTGTGGGTAAATTAGAACCGCACGAAGCTGGGGTCATTATAAAAGCGGTTCCAGGTCAAAAAATTCCACCTAGATATCGTAAAGTAAATGGTAATGAGTGCGAGCATTGCAAACAAAAACGTGGTAGAAAAGATTCCTTCATTGTAAAGAAGGGTGGTTCCTATAAACAAGTAGGTCGCTCATGCTTGAAGGATTTCTTGGGTCATCTATCACCAGAGCAATATGCAGCATATGCTGAACTGTTACACTCCTTTGAAGGTAGTATGAGTGAATATGAAGGTGAAATTGGGGGTAGGTCATATAATAATAGTTATGGAAATGTTGCTGCTATAGCATCAGCAATTGCAGCAATTAATCGAAATGGTTTTGTGGGTACTCAATATGATGACAATAAAGAATCTACAAAATATACGATGATTAAGCATTTTGAACCACCTATTGGTGCAGCAGGAAAATATCATGTCCCGTTATCTGTTGGTGAAGAAGAAATCAAGATGGCTGAAGATGCATTAGAGTGGATTCGTGAACAAGCAAAGAAAAACAAAGAAGAGTTCTGGTATAACCTAGGCAAGTTAGCTTCAGTTAATACCTCCGAAACAAAATATTTCGGTTACTTAGCTGCTGCAGCTCTTCAATATTTAAAGCATGTTGATGCGATTAAAGCGAAACAAGGTGTTATGGTAGGTCTTAAAGATGAACCACTGGGTGAAGAAGGTAATAAAGTTAAGTATAATGCAACCATCATAAGTGCTTTTAAGTATTCCCGGCCTTCGTATTCATATTATGATAGTGGAGTCAGTGTTGTTTTAACTCTTAAAACCGATTCAGGTCACCTAGTTAAAATGTTTTCAACAAATACCGATTTTAAAAAAGGTGACACCATTGAAGTTTCAGGTAAAATTGGAAAAGCTGAATCTGAAAAATATGACAATTCACCATTCAAGGGAAAAATTGTCACGATGATGCAACCTCGAACGCGTTTAACATTGATCAAGACTGCAGATGAATTAAAAGATCAAGCAGCTAAATAACGTTAAACGGTTCCCTGTAGGTGATGTTAAATTTGCTTGACAAATAAGCTTGATTTCCTCATAATAAAATCATATTGTGAAAGGAAGATGTATCATGAAAATTTTAATAATAGCATCATATGCAGGCGCAGAAATAGCAAGAACCATTGTTGACACTATTGAAGAAGCACGAGTTGTTCTTAAAGCATGGATTGCTAATGGTGAAGTTGGTGATACTTATTCAATAATTGAGGTGGAATAATCATGTTTGATTTTAAAATAGCAAGACACAGAGGGTTTGATACAATAGTTGAATTCACCCAGTTTAAAGATGCCCTGGGTTACACAAAAGTTGCAGTGAATTTTAATGATAGTAATGTGGGTTATCACATCAACGATGATGTTACCCCTAGGGTGGAGTATCATACTCCACAACGATTTAAAGAATTGTTTGAATTGCCTGATGAGATTTTGAAATGATTATGATTGATTATAGTAAGTGCCCTAAAGATGAAGGTCCTTCATTAGCAAAGAAAATTTTGGAGGTGGTTATCTTCATGGGTACTCTTTTTATGATTTTTTCCTTAGGTCTTTTGATTGTTAGTATGGTATGACAAATATCCTATCAATCCTAAATGAATTAGCGAACGACCCCTCAGGTAATGCAAAAAAAGCAATTTTGCAACGTGAAAAGGGTAACGAGTTACTTAAACGAGTATTCGTCATGGCGTATGACCCGTTCCTTAATTTTTACATCAAAAAAATCCCAGCGTACAAACAAGTACCAGATTATAATGTCGAATCGTTAACATGGGCATTAGATCAATTAAGTGCTTTGTCAACCCGGAAAGTTACAGGCAATGCTGGCATCGCTCACCTTTTAAATATACTAGAATATACTAGTACCGATGATTCTGAAGTTATTGAACGAATAGTTGAACGTGACCTTCGTGTGGGTTGTGGCGAATCAACAGCAAACAAAGTTTGGGAAAATTGTATCCCAACTTTTGATGTTATGCTTGCTCATCAAGATTGTTCAGGCATTAAGTTTCCCTGTTACGGTCAAACAAAAATGGACGGCCTAAGGGCTAATCTAGTTTGGGACGGAGTCGAAGCAAAGGCCTATACTAGAAACGGTAAAGTTATTGAAACTCACGGTCAATTTGATAAAACATTTAGTGCGATGGGTGTTCCAGCTGGCACAATCCTAGATGGTGAAATTGTGTGCTATCGTGATGGTAAAGCACTGGATCGCAAAACGTCAAACGGAATCGGTAATAAAGGGATAAAGGGTACGATCAGTCAAAGTGAGGCTGAGTTAATGCGTATGATTGCGTGGGATATTCCTGGTGTTGGGTCATACAAGGATAGGTTTTCAACATTAAACACAATTTTCAAAAAATTATTTGATGCACAATTCGATTCAAAAATCCTTTTGATTGAGTCACGAAATATAAATACTATGGAAGAAGCTGAATTGATGTTCGGTGAAATGCTTGCAAAGGGTGAGGAAGGTATCATCCTAAAAAACATCAACGCCCCATGGGTTCCTAAACGTAGTAAGGATTTAGGTAAAATGAAGGCTGAGTTGGATGCTGATTTGATCGTGGTTGCCTGGGAAGAAGGTAAAGGTAAGTACGAAGGGTTGATGGGTGCTTTAGTATGTGAAACTTCAGATGGTAAGGTGCGAGTTAATGTGGGCACCGGGTTTGATGATGCAGCCCGTAAGGAATTGACCGAAGATAAAACGGTGGGTCGTATTATAACGGTGATGTATAATGCAAAGATTACTAAGAAGGATAGTGATATCGATTCACTTTTTCTCCCAAGATTTGTAGAATTTCGCAATGATAAAGATGTAGCAAACTCTAGTGATGAGGTGAAGTGATGAAAGCAATATTGAATAAAATATTAGAGGACTTTTGGATATTAATAGTCCTAGGGATTATGGTTTCACCTTTTATTGGAGTGCTTTTGGAATGATTTATTATGCAATTATCAGTGGGATTATAGGTTTACTATTAACTATACCTTTTACAAATATAATTATCGACCGTGAGGTCGTATCACCTACCCAATATTTCATTGGGTATCTTTCATTGGTCCTCCTATGGCCAATCATTTTCCTAGCAGTTTTTGTTATTATCTCCTGGCTAAAAATTGAGGAGATACGAGATAATTTTTGACATTATAGTACCTCCACTGTAAAATATAATATTAATGAGGAGTTATAATGGCAAGGTTTTTCACAAACGCACAAAATTACGGGAAGTTTATTCTCTATAGAGGGTGGAGGGATGGTCAGCGACAACATTTCAAGGATGAGTTTTCTCCTGAATTGTTCGTATCAGCAAAAGGTGAATCAAAATATAAAACCCTTTATGGAAAATCAGTAGAACCTGTATCATTTACTGATATTAGGGAAGCTAAGGATTTCATAAAAACCTATGAGGGGGTTGAGGGTTTTGAGGTCTTTGGTCAAACACAGTTTCAATATCAATATTTAGCAGTGCAGTTCCCAGGTGAAATTGAGTATGATATTTCGCAAATGTCTATATGGAGTTGCGACATAGAAACTTCAACAGATTGGGGCTTCCCGGACCTTGATACCGCAAATGAAGCAATCCTCCTAATTTCAATTCACGACAAAAACAAAGATAAAGTAATTACGTTCGGATGGAAACCTTGGGAAAATACCGACGAGAAAGTTACATATCGTTGTTTTAAGGATGAATCAACGATGCTTCGTGAGTTCGTCATGTTCTGGAATGTCAATGCACCTGATATTGTAACAGGTTGGAATATTGACCAATTCGATATTCCTTATATGATCAAACGTATTGCAAGGGTTCTTGACGAAGATTGGGTGAAAAAGTTATCACCGTGGGGATACATTCAAGAAAAAACAACAAAGATTCGTGGTAAAGATACCGTAATATATGATATTATAGGTATTACTATGTTGGATTATATGTCGCTCTATAAAAATTATACCTATTCAGCACAGGAATCCTATGCTCTTGATTTTATTGCTGAATTAGAGTTGGGTGAGAACAAATTAGATCATAGTGAATGGGGATCTTTTAAAGAGTTTTACTCTGGTGATTTTGATGTTTTTGAAGAGCCTGAGGATACAGTATCGGAAATTAAAAAGATGGGATATCAACGAACCCAAATGAAATTGGAGTTACAAAGACGTGGTATTTCGGTAGACTGACCAACCGATTTGAGGTTGCATACAAAATGTTTTTGAATATGAATCGGAGTAAAAATGTTTGATGAATTTAGTGATGAAGAACTTACGGAAGAATATAGAAAGTTAGACGCTGAAATAAAGAGAAAATCATGGGCAAAATTTTGTCAGTATAACGTGCATGATACCCGGTTGGTGAGTATGCTTGATGATAAGATGAAATTGATTGAGTTGGTATGCTCAATAGCTTATATGGTCAAGTGTAATATTAAAGATGTGGCAAGTCCTATTAAAACTTGGGACGTATTTATTTACAATTATCTTAGGGAACGAAATACTGTAATTCCACCTCAAAAGGGTAATAGGGCGGTTGAATTTCCTGGTGCATATGTGAAGGAACCAGTTCCTGGTATGTATGAGTGGGTTATGTCGTTTGACTTTGCTTCAATGTATCCTCATATCATAATGGAGTGGAATCTTAGTCCAGAAACATACGTGCATGGTCATCAGTTACCCATCAATGCAGACATGATGGTTAATCCTAGTGAAAGCACCATACAATTATTACATACGGCAAAAGAAGAGGGGTATGCAGTTGCAGCTAATGGAACCGTATATCGTAAGGATGTTCGAGGTTTCTTAGGTGAAATGATGGAAACCCTCTACGCAAATCGAAGTAAAGTTAAGAAGCAGATGTTAAAGTTAGAACAGACCTATCAGGATACACATGATGAATCTCTAACCAGCAAAATCGCAGCACTTGATAATGCGCAGATGGCAATTAAGATCCTATTGAACAGTGCATATGGTGCGGTATCTTCACCGTATTTTAGGTATTTCAATGTAAACATTGCCGAAGCAATCACCCAGTGTGGTGTTCTTTCGATTAAACATATGGAACAGCACATCAACAAGTATATGCAAGGAGTGCTTGGTGATGAAAAAGATAGAATTATAACCTGCGATACCGATGCTTTTTATATTACAATGAAAGATCTTCTTGTAAAGGTTTATGGTGATGCCGAGGGTAATATTAAAATTGGTAATGACAAAATAGTGGATTTCCTTGATAGAGTTGGTGAAGGTAAAATACAAAAGCAAATTGATCAAAGTATTAATTATGTTGCTGATTTATGTAATGCTTATGCAGTAAAAATGAGTATGAAACGGGAAGTTATAGCAAACAAAGGAATTTATACGACAAAGAAACGATATGCATTGAGTGTATATAATTCAGAAGGTGTGTCATATAACCCTCCTAAAATCAAGATAAAAGGTCTTGATTTGATTAAATCAAGTACACCCAAAAAGATTCGAGGTAAGTTAAAAGAAGCATTAAATGTGATCTTTGAGAAAGATGAGGCGGAGGTTAGACAATTTACTCAAAATTATTATAAAGAATTTTGTAAAATGCCCGTTGAGGATATAGCTTTCCCAAGGTCGGTGAATGATTTGACAAAATACCTGACACCCAGTGGTTCCTATGGTAAAGGGTCACCTATACATGTTCGTGGTAGTATTCTTTATAATATCCACACTAAACCATTGAAGAAGTATGATTCAATTCGCGATGGTGATAAGATTAAATTTGTATATTTGAAGATGCCTAATATCATCAAGGAAGATGTTATTTCGTTTCCAAGTAACGAATCATTACCTACTGAATTGAATTTACAAAAGTATGTGGATTACGATTTGCAGTGGGAAAAATCGTTTATTAGTCCCCTTAAGGGATTAACTGATGCAATTGGATGGAAATTGGAGGAGGCAGCATCACTTGAAGATTTCTTTGGGTGATAAATAATTATGTCCAGGTAGCGCTTGGACTTAAAAATCAAACAGCAATCAAAAGGAGAAGTAAATGGCAACAAACTCGTCAGCACTACTTGATAAACTCAAGGCAGCAGGTTCAATAAAAATTT